CTCCATATCGTTGACATGATAGCCAACGCTGATGTTGCTTCTGATACCATCAACAACATCCTCGAAAACCTCTTTGGCAAGTCCATTTCTTCCGAAACGCACAGTCGCCCGCAATCTACGGGCCGATCCATCAAGGTTTACGTTCTCCACCACACCAATCTGCTGGCGTGGATCGTGATCCAAGAGAAGCGGCATACGGCCTGACTTAGCAAAGCTAAGGTCAATGCTGCGCTCATCGTGATCTAATATTTCATTGCCAAAGCTGCGCTCTACTGGCTCTTCGCTGGATACAGCAATACGAACAGTGCGCGTGTCTTCATCAACAACCTTACCGTCAAACGACATGCCGCGAGTTTCCATATTCTCACGGTCAAAACGCTCTTTATCATCGTAATTCTGAATGCGCTCATCATCTTCAGCGGCCTCCACCGCTTCAGGCTGATCGTCCTGATCGGGCTTAGCGAAAGTGACAGTGTAAGCATCATCTTTCTCTTCCACGTTTATTATATGACGCTCTTCCATTTCGGTTGATCCTTTCAGTTCAAGATCAATAATATCATCTTTTGCCATATCTGCGCTACCCCTTTCATCGTTAGCCATTGGATGACCCTTTGGCAGAAGGTCAGTATCATGCTTTCCGCTGCGGAATTTGCCATTGCGCAGGACATACAAAAAGCTGTTCACGCGGGCATATGCCCACTGCTCAGGTGATTTCACGTTTGGTCTAACGCTCTGCGGATTAGTCTTGTAAGCGCCAACGCCGCGCTTAAATACAGCCGTTAGAGTGCGTGTGCTAGTGCGTTTTGACGCTACATCACCAACCTTTTCGTTGTGATCCTTAGCCTTCTTTGCCAAGCCGGTCTTAACCGAATCTGTTACGCCAGCGGCGCGATCTTCCTTATCTAAACGCGCTGCGATCTGTCTGCTCCACGAAAAGCCAGCATCGCCACCCCAAAGCGCCCATGCGATACGACCATTTGACGGATAACCCTTTTCACCAACGCGGAAACCTTCAGCCTTCTTATCCACCTCATGGCGACTAAAGAAGCTGTACATGCGCTTGGCCGTATCGTCGGACAAATTCTTTCCATTAGATATGTCACGCGCCCTAGCAATACCAACCTCAGTGCCACCGCGCCCAAACTCACGCCGCCACTCTAGGCCGCGCTTCGCCTCTTCTACCATTCCATCAGTCGGCTTGTTCGACATCATCCACCTCTGCTGGTACTGGCTGCTTCATGCCAAACGGCTGATAGGCCATAGACAGTCCAAATTGCTCTGCTGTTTCCTTATCACGCTCAATCTGAGCAAACGTATCCTCTGCATCACGCCCATAAGTTGCAGCAATGTCAGAGTGGCTGATAATGCCGTTCTGCAATCCTACAACAGCAGCATTCATCTCCTTCAGCGGGTCAACCCACTGGAAGCCTCTGCCGCGCCAAGTTACGTCTTGGCTGAACTTAAACACCTTATTTTCACCAGAAATAGGAACAAATCCATGATCCATGACATGCTCCAGCCAAACGCGATAGAACGGATCAAGGAAGTGATCGATCATAAACCTATGCAACGTGCGGTAGAAGTCTCTTTCTTCCAATGCGCCCTGACGTATAGACGAATAGCTTGTTCCCTCAAGATCGTTGGCTAATGATGTATAGCTTACGCCCAAGCCACCAGCTATACCGCGCAAGATTGCCTTCTCAAAGTCAGCAAACGCAGATGTTGGGTGCGTTGGGTCAAATGGGGTAAAGTCAACGCCAGCCGGTAACTGATGGAACGTACCAGCCTCAGCATCGTAGATAGGAACAGTATTCTGCTCATCGTCAAACCCGTCAGAAGTAAAGCCATCTCCAGCAGGGCTAGTGAAGAAACCCATCTTAGCGGCACCAGTTCTAGCCGCAACCAACTCAGCCTCACGATAACCATGCAGCATCTTCAATGACGCAATCGCAGCAACAGACCAAGGAACACCCCTAGTCTGATCCGCACGTTCTGGCCGGTATATGTGCATCATTTCATCCGCAGCAACCCGCGTATATTTACGCTCTGCGGCTGGCGTCATATAGTCATAATCGCCCTTGTTGTAATTCAACACATAATACGCAATCGGGCGCTTGGTTTTGCTGTCAAGCTCAACGCCCATACGCACCTGATTGCCATTTGCCGCAAGCTCATTCTTCTCTTCGTCCACCAGATCAGGCTCAATAAGCTGCAAGCCTATGCCGTAGCGCAAATAGTTGCCCTTTACGATCTTCAGGAACACTTCACCGTCACGCGCAACGCCAGATATGATGTGATTGCACAAATCCACCATTGAAAGACCGCCATCGATGGTTGGCCCGCCAAAACGTGAGAAATCACGCCAAGCGCCCTCGATTATGTTATTTCCAGCGCGATCTAGCGAATTATCTGGGTTTCTGCCTCTGATTTGTAGGTTAAACCCGTTTTCTCCGACAACATTTACCCGCAAAAGCTGCAAATAACGCCGAAAATACTCGTTATTGCGCTCTAAATCACGGCTGCGATTGCGCAAATCACGCAGCGCCCAGCGTATCTCACTGTCAGCACTGCGGTTTGATGCATGGAAATCAGCGAAAAGCCGCCCCTTGGCGGCTGCTTGATAATTACGGCGCTGCGGCTTTTTCTTCGACCGCTTGAAGAGATCAAGTACACCCATCAGCTAAACCTCACTTTGATCGTGTTAGGGCTTGGCTTGCCCTTCTTGACTGCCTCATCAGACTGTTCGCGCTTGTAGATTCCCATGTACCTGTCTCTAGCTGCCTCTAATTCGGCAAAAGTCATCTTCGTTAATGACCGGCCAGCAATAGAATAGCTACCAACATCGCTATCGGCCTTGCCCGTCAATATGGTTTCTATCTTGTCAACCATCGTCTGAGCGAATGAACGCGGGTCAACGCCGTTGACATCCATATCTACATGAATATCCCAATGGCCAGTTTCATGGACAATACGCTCGCTATCGCTGTTGCGTATAATCTCAAGCTGCCATTTATGGTGCCCCGAACTGAAGTCATCAGACGCAGACCCTAGAATGGTAAATAAATAATCAGATCCACTAGCGGTTCCAGTTACGGAAAACTCATGCGATCCGCCGCCTGCATCTCTTGATACATATGTCAGCGTGTATGCAGTGTTTGGATAATCATCGCTTAGGTCAGTGCGCTTCCATTGTACAAAATCACCGACCACAAAGTCAGTCGGTTCAGTGGTTGGTGCGTTTGCTGCGTCGAATAAATTGGCCATCTATCACCTATAACCGTGAACGAACGAATTGCGGCGCGGCATAGCTGGACGCCTGACTTGCTGAGGTTTGTCCGATTGTACCTTATTTTGGGCCTGTTTTGCAACTGCGTCCATATTTATATTTAAAACGGCTAAAGCAGCGGTTGCGTAGACCCGACAGTCAAGCGCTTCGTTGCGCTGCCTGATCTTCACCCACTCACGTTTTGGACGTCCTTTGAAATACTTAACCACCTTTTTTTCTGCGGTAAGCATCCTAAAGTATTCCTCGTTTCGTCCAATCGGGAAATGACAATATCCCGCACCCTCTTCAGTCATCTTCAGGCGAGCATACACTAATTCTTTCGCTGTATCTACTCCCACTGGGAACAGGTTGATTTTGCCGATATTGTTTTTAGTCGGCCTGCCGATCACAGGCTTGCCTTCACCGCCAATACCCTTGATTGCAAAGACTCGCTTGCCCGCACGATTTCGTGCGTAATTGTAAACTTGCTGCGTGTAATGACCGCCACTGTCGATGCAGGCCGATCTTAGCGTCATATCACCAGATAGCGGATGAGTATATGTACGCTGCAACGCCTTATCCAAATCAATCCATAATTCCGCTGATGATGGATCGCCATATAAGACGTTGTAGTCGATTGACCAACTTTCCTCTCCACGACCCCAGCCAACTATCTCATATTCCAGCCGGTCATCTTGAACATCTACCCCAGCAGTCAGCATCAAGACGCCTTCAGGCAGTTCATCGCCCCAATCCTCTGCCCGATCAATCAGATCATATTCATCAAGCATTTCGCCTTGCTCTTCCCACGTTTCCCCCAAAGTCGTGTTTACCCACGTCCTGAGCCTCATAGGATCACGCTTGGCCGCAATAAATTCACCAACAATCTCATCAAGTCGTGTCCACGGCGAATACAACGCTGATAGATGAAAACCAGCAGTCTTGCCATCGCCAGTATCTGTCTTCTGCCAAGATCCATATCGGATAGCGCGAAACCGATCAGCATCATCCCAGCAAGACCCGCAATGCTCGCAGCTATATTCAGCAGTATTCGGATCATTATTGCTGAACTTAACATTCGCCCACTGAAGCGTCTGCTCGCCATCGCAGTGCGGGCAGCTAACGAAGAACTTGCGCTTATCGCTTTCCTCATACGCTTGCTCAATGCGAGATGCGCCCTTTTCAGTCGGAGTGCTAACCAAGATAATCTTGCGGTTCCAGAATGTAGCAGATCGCTTCTTCGCCAATGATACGGGATCACCCTCTGTGCCAGCAGAGACAGGATAGCGATCAACCTCATCGCATAGAATAATGCGGCATGGACGTGACGCCAGTGAGCTAGGCGAATTAGCACCACATGCAGTAACATGACCACCAGCAAAGACTTTGTGCAAAGTTGTGTTGCCACTGTCACGCGATCTGGGATCACCGATCTTATCCAGCAACACAGGCGTATCGCGTATCGCAGGGGCAAGCCTATCCTTGCTCCAAGTCTGCGCCATATCTAGCGTAGGCTGCACAACCAGCATAGGCGCTGGATCTTGGTGAATGTGAAAGCCAACCACGTTATTGATTAGCTCAGTCTTGCCAATCTGTGCAGCAGTCATCAGAACGATGCTCTCCACATTCGGATCAGAAATAGCGTCCATCATGCCACGCTGATATTCTGCGCGTGAGGTTGACCACTTGCCCGCCTCTGCTGAACTCTCGCTAGATAGCTGGCGAAACTGGTCAGCCCATTCCGATACAGTCAACTTTGGTGGCGGCTTCAGCGCTCGCCGCATCGCCTCAACTAAACGATGTTCAAGCTTCTTCGCTTGACGCCGACTGACGGTATCCGACCAGTTCACTCAATGCCTCTTTGACTGCTTCTTCGATTATCGCTTTGCATTCCTTAACATCCTTAGCTGCGTTTACTTCAGCAGCAACCTTGGTTGGCACAGCAAGTAGCTTGACCTTCGATTTAAGCAACTGATCCTCAAACTGCTTCACGATGTCATCGATCTTAACTAGCTCGCCACGGCCAATCGCATTC